CGGGTTTTATCCAAACCGTCGAGCAGCGGTTGCAGGGTGCCGACTATCCAGTCAGCCACTTCAGCGGCGCGGCGCGGTTCGGGCAAAAGGCCGAACTCGTCGGTCTGGTCGTAGCGGATAACCGGTGTATAAGGACTCATACGGCTTTCGATTAAGGCGCGGTTGAGCCATTTGCCGCCGCCGTTTTTGGGGATACAGTCCAACTCTTCGGATGCGTCGTCGCCGTAGAAATCACGAATCTCTTTACACCACGCGGCTTCGCCGTCTGCCGTCCACTCTTTGCCCAAGCGAAGGCAGATGCGGCGGTAGAGGCCGTCTGAAACGGCCTCGTCGAAAGTAATGCGGTGGATGGAATAAGGTTTTTTGCCCGCACGAATGTCGGTAATCAGCTCGTTGAAGGGGTTATCCACGCCGTCATGGGTAGAGATGATGTGTACCTGGCCGCCCCACATCAGCAATGCCATTGCAGCTTTGAGCAGCTCTCCAAGCTGCTCGTGGAACGCTGCTTCGTCGATAATCACGCGCCCCTGCTTACCGCGAAGGTTTGAGGGGCGGCTGGATAAGGCGGTAACGCGCCAGCCGGACGCGAAACGGATGACGAAGGCGAGGACGGATTTTTTGTCATCACCCTCGACGAACACCTCCTCGGTCTCTTCGATTTCTCCCGCCGCCAAACCGTAGAATTTCGCCCAGTTGGCACAGTCGCGGATGAATTCGATGGCCATGTCTTTGTTATAGCCGATGTACCAACTGTCCATGCCGTTTGCCGAGGCGGCCAGCAGCGCGGTGTCGGCAGCCTCGCCCCAGCTCAAACCGATACGGCGCGATTTTTCGCACAGCTTGACCGGCGAAGTATCGGCGCACCAGCGCTGCTGATAAGGCAGCAGCGCCATCGGGGTGCGGTCTTCGATTTTATTTTCAGACGACATCATCGATACCTAGAATTTGCTTTCTAATCATTCGGCATGTTGATTGGGAAATTTTGATATTCCTACTCAAAGGATGGCGTCTGCCACGACTGGGAGGAAGTTTGTTTTTAAGTCTGATACAGGTAATCATGACGCAATCCCCAAGATCTGTTTACGGATGGCTTCGGCCGCTTCGTCGGACAAACCACCTTTTCTAGCCTGTTTGGCTACATCATCGGCAGCAGCGGCCACTTTGGCTTTCACTTTGGCTTGATATTCTTTCAATCGTGTACCGGCAGAGATAAAGCCCGCCATGCGCCGTGCGCCTTCGCTCATCATGTCGAAGCGCTGCATGGGCGACAAATCCTCATCCGACACTTCGCCGATGGCCACCAGCGCATCAAACAACTCAGTCTGCACCAGTGCCATCAGGGCTTCAGAGCGGGTATCTCCTTCGTCGTTCGCCCCTTCGGCAATCAGCCGTGCTGCCTCGGTACTGGCTTTGATGCTGGCATAACGCCGCTCCACCTGCTGCCCGTAACGGAGCTCGGCGGAACGGCTGACTTCGTAACCTTGCTCATGCAGCCATTGGGTCAGCTCGGTGTAGTTGGCAAAGCCGTTTTCGGCCAACTTGCGCTCGAAGGCGTGGCGGATGTCTTCCGGCAGGGTGGCCAGTGTGCTGCGTTTCGCCATCATCAACCCTCCCAGTATTTGTCCGGTCGGGCAATGCCGGGCTGACAGTCGATGGTGTATTCGGCCAAGTCCACACCGAGCCGGGTCAGGTCGGCAAACCACATGCCGGCAGGCTGCTTGGTCAGGTCAATCAGGCGGCGGTCGCTCAGGTATTCGAGCTGCTGGCGCAGCTCCAATGCGGTGGCATCGGGATAAATGCCGCGCATCACGTCCAACAGAAACACTTCGCTGGAGGTGTACGGCCGGGCTTTGTTCAGGGTGTTAATCAGATGCCAGCGCATCCCTTCCCTGCGGGCTTTATCGTTCATTTCTTTTGGCTTTCTATTTTGTACAGGTCGGTTAGTGTGTGCTGGATGCTGTCCATCTTGGCTTCCAGCACGGCTTGGTTGCGGATGTAGTCTTCGCGTAAGACGTATTTTTCCGGCAGGATGGCCTTTTGCTCGGCGAACTGGTTGTCCATGCTCTCCAGCTTTTGCCGCATGGTCTCAAACTGCCGCTGCCGCTCGGCCTGCTGGTTTTGAAACTGCGCCAACAACATCTTGCCGAAGCCCCAGCACACGCCGAGGAAAGAGAGCAGGAAGCCGACCAGCTGCCAGAACTCAATGCTGATAAAGGTTTTGTTTTCCATCATTATGGGTATCCGATTTCTTGGTATGCCTGGCAGCCCACGCAGCGGGTGCAACCGGGGACGGCCAGGCGGCGACGTTTGGGGATGCGGGTGCCGCAATCCACGCAGTACAAGAGCGAGGTGGCGGCCGGATTTTTAGGTAGCCTGATTTGGCGTAGTGCCTCCTTACGCGCCAGCTCCTCCTGCTGGGTGGCTCTGTCTGAAATATCCATTACTGCTTGCTCCGATACCATTCCTGCCACCCGCGCACTTGGGTGTCGCGTTTGCCGCACCATGCGCCGTAGTCGGCGGCATGATTGAGCAAATCGGTGGGGCTGCCTGAAACCGGCGGTGCCGGGCGCGGATGTTCGGCCAGCAGTTCGGTGGCGGCGGGCGGCAGTACCGGGCGCTCCACTACCTTAATCGGTGTAGCCAAGGGCTTGTTTGTAGAGCTGCAGGCTGCCAGCACCAAGGCCGCTGTAACAACGGCCGCCGCTTTGATCGTTTTTGACTGCATTTGCTATCTCCTGTTTGATGCGTGTGGTTTGGGTGTCCAATTGACGGGTGGTTTCAGCCAGCTTGACCGATTGCTGCTGCGCGAAGTCGTGCCACTTCTGTTTTTCCGCGCTGACTTCGGCCAGCTTGGCGCTGTAGGCTTGTTCGGCGGCCAGTGCCTGCTCGGTATGGCGCTGCTGCAGCTGTGCGATTTCGCCGCGATAGATACGGCGGGCGTGGGTGTAGCCCGCACCGTATACGCCGGCCAATGTCAGGCCGATGCCGAGTGCGTACAGCAAAGATTTATTCGTCGGTAGCATCCACATTTTGATCTCCCTGTTGTTTGATCTGTTCCAGCTGCGGGATGATGGATAGGCCGCGCTTGATGAGGGCGTAGCCGCCCACAATGCAGCCGTAGCTCCACCACATCCACTCCACCGGTTCCGGTGCCATGACAAATTTGTAGGTCATCACGGTATAGGCCACATTCGCCCACACCTTGGTATGGCTGGCTTGGCCGGTAGACGGGTTGGTAAACGCGCCGGCCAGCCAGTTTTTAAGGCTATTCATGGCGGCTTTTCTCCTGCTGCTCGACCCAAGCGCGGAATTCATCCCATGAATTAAAGGTAAGCACCCGGTTAAGTTGACCGAACAGCCAGCTGAATATTCCAACGATGAACATTAAGCCGCTGATGAATGTCCACCATGTCGAGCCACGGCTGATGTAGACGCAGAAGGCCAGAATGGAAAGGGTAAACAGGTTGCGCAGGATGCTGACCAGCAAACTCTCGGTCGCATCGAGTACAAAGAATTTGCCGTCTTTAGAAGTGATTTTCATGCTTTAACCTCTTCGGCAATGGCGTTAGCGATGGCGCGGCAGATGCTCCATTTGGTTTGTTTCCATTTAACAAGGTCGCCATCATTGGAGATAAAGAACGGTTCGAGGATGATGCCACCGGCTTGGGCGTAGGCCAGGCGGCTGTGCTGGCCGGCGTTGTCGGGCTTATAGCCGCCCTCACCGCGCAGCTTCCAGCCGCTGATGTCGGCCACGGCTTGACAGAGCCGCTGGCAGGCGGCTTTGTTTTTTGGGGTGGATAAGGCTTCAATGCCTGTCGCGGTTTTATTGAGTGCCGCATTGGTGTGGAACTCGACGGCCAAGCGGCTGCCTTTAATGAGCTTGACTGCCTCGCGCAAAGGCAGGTTACCCTTGCCCTCACCGTCGGTTTTAACCTCCAATCCGTGGTCGGTGCGGAGAATGGAAGCGACGATGTTGCGCATGTCTTGCGCGATGTCGGCCTCGCGGTCGCTGCCGTTGACGGCGCCGGGGTCGGTGTTACTGTGTCCTGCGGTAATGGTGATATACATAAGAAAATCCCTGCATCGGTGTTGATGCAGGGATTGTGGCTGATGGGGGTGTCGGGGGTCTTTTAAACGGGTTTAAAAAAGAGAAGCGATAAATTCAGTCATATTGCCTAAATAAGGCAGCATTAAATGAAGGACACCAAGCAAGATTTTCTCTAACAGCTAATGCTTGGATTTGTTCACTCCAAGAACCTAGACAAGTATCTTTCTCTATTTTCCGGTATTGCAGATTTTGGCATGGTACAACATACAACGGTTTCTTTTCACTATCTTTCTTTTCAATTTTTTCAAGCGACAGAGATATAGTGAAGGATGTGCTTTGTGGTTGATGAGACAAGAAAACATCATCACTTAAGAAGCAACAGTAACTTTTAACATTTTGACAGGATAGCGATTTTTGATAGCAATCTAAAATGCCACTCAAGTTATAAATGCTTCCGGAATGTATACGCCCGCCAATATAAATTTGTTTGCCTGACCAATTTTCCACATAGTGCAAAAACACATTCGCTGCTCCTGCTTGCTCCACATTTTTGCCGAAGGCACACAAATAGATTTCATCTTTCCCCATTTTAAACTCCTTGAACACTTCGGCACTTTTTGCCCACAATAAAGCTGTTTGAAAATTTTTACTGTTTGACTTATTGAATGTAACTACTAACAGATATTTCATTGACAAAGAGAATGGGTTGTTCTGATTGGTATCTAGTAATTCTGGATATGTTTCCATAATCTTAATGGTTTGTTAAATTTAATAATTACGCTACTTGATCAGCCGCAGATGTGGCTTCTTTTTTCTCTGCGCCCCGGGCGGCGCTCATGATGACGGCGCGGCCAAGCTCGCTAGACTGGCGGAACAAGGCCAGCAGCTCCTGCTCTTCCTCGCTCAGGCTGGGTGTAGATTTTTCAGGTAGCCTCTTGTCTGTATAACTCGGGGATGGGGCTCTCACTATTTCCGTTTGGCCAGATCGAGTGCCAGTCAAAATATAGTCAACATCAATCTTCATATCAGGATGTGCAATTGCGGCTAGACGCAACTTATCTTCAGGCACCGAATTCCTTGCTTTTCTTGCTGAAAATGCTTTTATCTCTAATCCCAAAAAATTAGCCACATCCTTATCTTGTTTTAAATCAAGCTCTTGCTTTATTCTGTACAAAAAATCTACAAAATTCACAATTCTCCCCTTGCTAAAACTACAAATGTAGATTATTCTACACGCAACACCACAGTTAAAACCAATCCGACACAGAAAAGGACGAAAAATGACCGAACAAGAATTGCGTCGAATCATACGTCAGGAAATCCAAGCGGCCTTGAACCGGAAGAGAAAGGCTTTTATCCGGCTGGCTTCCCGGCAGCGGCAACTTCGGCTAGCGCTTTTTCGGCACTCTCTCGAACAAGCTTGGCTGTCGCTAAGAAGCGTTCCAAAGCGTAGACCTTATTAGGATCAATCGGAGAATCCGCCTCCGCCGCCTCTTTTATTTTCTGTTGATGGACGGTTTCCATTCCGGACGTGATTGCATCAAAGAAAAGGGGAGACTGCAAACCGATGGCGAGGCAGATGGGATAGAACACCAAGTCGAAACTGTCAATACGGGCACTTAACCCATCTATCCGGCGGTACAGCTCGGCAATATGTTCTTCGGCAGTAGAAAACCCAGGGGCATTGTCGATATGCATGGCGTCGGGACTCCTTGAAATAAACGATTAGCACAGATTAACACAGGTAGGCACCAAATGAGTAAGCAACATGACAAATTTCTGCCGCTGCCCTATCCGCAGACAACACAGTCGGCACAGCGGTACTTCGTGCGGCACGGCATCAACCGCAGCGCATGGGCAAGGTATTTCGGCTTCGAGCGTACGGTAGTGGAGCACCTGCTGCGCGGCCAACTGAAAGGCCGGCGCGGCATGGCACACGAGGCGGCGATTAAATTGGGACTGAAAGAGCAACCGGAGGATTGATATGGCAAGTGGTAAAGGACAGCGGCTGCTGAGCGTCTTCAAGGCATTGGAAGCGCACCCGCTAATCGGCATCAGCAACAAGGAAATCGCCGACGGCCTAGACCTTAACCCGTCTTACGTTACCCGCGAACTGGAGGATTTAATCGAAGCGGGGCTGGTGGTGAAGCTGGACAACGGCAATTTCGCCTACAGCGTGAAGACGCTTCAGATTGCCGAGCGCTTCAGACGGCAGACCGAATATCTAAAAGGCAAGTTGGAAGAGACCGACCAACGAGTTAACCGAATTTGAAAACGGACGCTGGCGTCCGTTTTGGAGAGCAAAAAATGAGCAAACAGGAAGTAATCGAACATGACACTTTAACCGTAGCTGCCAACAACGCAGCCTTGAACAGCGTGCGGGTAATGGAACAGTGGGGCGGGGGCGAAACCTATAACGAAGACCGATGGATAGAGCGTGCCCGTCAAGCAGCACGTAAAACCTTGGAAGGAATGTTTGAGCTGGGGCGCGCTTTGATTGTGTTGAAAGAGCACACTGAGCATGGCCGTTTTCAGGTGATTGCAGAAGCGGAACTCGGTTTACATGAGCGAGAAGCAAGAAGGTTGATGAATGCCACCCGCCGCTTTGCCACCCCGCAAATGCAGAAGGCTGCACCCAAGCTGATGGAGCTGGGCAAATCCAAATTGCTGGAACTGCTGGTGGAGGAAGACGAGGCTCTGGCAGAGCTGGCCGACGGCGGAGACATCAATGGTCACACTCTAGACGACATTGACCGCATGACCCGCAACGAACTCCGCGCCGCCCTGCGTGAGAGCCGCGAAACCGCCGAGGCCAAAGACAAAATCATCGCCGACAAAAACAAGAAGGTGGACGAGCTGGCCGAGAAACTGGCCAAGAAGCAGACGGGCAAAGAGCCGAAGCCGGAAGACGTGGGCAGCGAACTGACCATGCAGCTTTCCGGTTTGGAAGTGGCCGCCCGCAGCGACTTGAGCCGCTTTGCCGAGGTCTTTGAACAGATGCTGGCACACGGCGAAGCCAACGGCTACGACCACCGCCCGCAGATGGTGGCGGCCATCAACCAAATCATCCGCGATGCCGAAACCCTGCGCGAACGCTTTACTCTGCCGCAAGAAGCACCGACCAACGCCAAGCCGGAATGGCTGGACGGGGAGTAAACCATGAACCCTGCATTGACCGAGAAACTGGCTGCTGTGGCCGCTCATGCAGCCACCCTCGGCCACGGCGAGAAGGCAGGCTACCTGAAAAGCCAGGCGGCCGAGCTGGGTATCAGCGTGGCCACGCTGTACCGCAAGCTGGAAGCGGTCAGTGTGAAGCCCTGCCGCAAACGGCGCAGCGATGCCGGCCGCTCGGAATTAAGCCTGCACGAGGCGCAGCTGATTTCGGCCGTGCTGATGGAGGCGATGCGGCGCAACGGCAAACGGCTGATGTCGGTAGCCCGTGCGGTGGAGATGCTGCGCGCCAACGGCAAAATCGATGCCGCCCGCGTGGATGAGGAAACGGGCGAGGTGCTGCCCTTGTCCGAGAGCACGGTTACCCGCGCCCTGCGCGAATACAAGCTGCATCCCGACCAACTGCTGCAGCCCGCGCCGGTGAACCGCATGAAATCGGAGCACCCGAACCACTGCTGGCAGATCGACCCCAGTCTGTGCGTGCTCTACTACCTGCCGCGCAGCGGCGAGGACAGCGGCCTGCGGGTAATGAAGCAGGAAGAGTTCTACAAAAACAAACCGAAAAACGTGGTCAAAATCGAAAACGACCGTGTGTGGCGCTACACCGGCACCGACCATGCCAGCGGCACCATCCTTGCCCGCTACTACTTCGGCGGCGAGACCAGCGCCAACCTGTGCGACTTCTTTATCTTCATGATGCAGGAGAAGGCGGACATCCTGAAAGACCCGTTCCGCGGCGTGCCGCGCATGGTGATGCTCGACCCGGGCAGTGCAAATACCTCGGCAGCGTTTAAAAACCTGTGCAAGTCGCTGGATGTGCACGTGCAGATCAACAAGCCGGGCAACCCGCGCGCCAAAGGACAGGTGGAAAAAGGCAACGACATTGTGGAGACGGCGTTTGAAAGCAGCCTGCGCTTTACCGAGGTGCACGACATCGGGCAGCTGAACCGCCTGGCCGAACGCTGGATGCGTTACTACAACGGCACGCAGATTCACAGCCGACACGGCCTGACCCGCTATCAGGCATGGAACAAAATCAAGGCCGAGCAGCTGATTCTGCCGCCACCTGCCGACTACTGCCGCGAGCTGGCCGTTTCTGCGCCGAAAGAAGCCAAAGTGTCGCCCGATCTGGAAATCCGCTTCGGCGGCCGGGTGTACAGCGTGAAAGACATCAAGGGCGTGCTGGTGGGACAGAAACTGCTGGTGGCCAAAAACCCGTGGGAACCGACCGGCGCACGTATCGCCACTTACGACAGCGAAGGCAACGAAATCTGGCAGGCGGTGCCGGAGGTGGTGTTCGACGAGATGGGCTTCAGAGCCGATGCCGCCGTCATCGGTGCGGAATACAAAGGGCAGGCCGACACCACCGCCCAAAGCCACGCCAAGGAACTGGACAAGTTGGCGATGCAGGCCGACACACTGGAAGCGGCAGCCGCCAAACGCAAAGGCAAGGCGGTGCCCTTCGGCGGTGAAATCGACCCGTTCAAACATCAGGAAGACACGCTGGCCGCCGCCAACACCCTGTATATGCCCAAGCAAGGGCAACAGATGGCCTACAACACGATGGAAGTGCGCGAGCAGGTGTTGAGCAAGGTCGAGCTGGCCAAGCTGCTCAAACCGCGCATCGAAGCGGCCGGCGGCAACTGGGGCGAGGCGGTGAAAACCCTGCAACGGCTGTATCCGGACGGGGTGGCCGCCAGCCAGATCGAAGAAGTATTCGGCCGCCTGAAAACCGCAGGCAGCCTGCGGATTGTGAAAGGGGCATGAGATGAAGGAAGCATTTAGAAAAATCGGCAAATCGTACGCCGTGGCCGCCGCCGAAATCGGCTGCAGCAAGCCCAGGTTGGTGGCGGTAATCAACCACGGCGAATGGCCGAAAAAAGGCGCAGCCGAGCTGCGCGAGAGTTTGAAGCAGTATTTTGAAACGAATGGTGCGGTCATTCCGCAATGTCTGGAAAACGAGCCGGAAACCGCACCTGCCCACCCTAATGAAAGCGAGGACGACGCTATGTTACTACGAAAAGCCACTTTGACCCAAGCCACCCGCCGTTATTTCGGCATGGTACGCGACCCGTTCAACGATGAAATCCGCAGCGCGGAAGACGTGTATATGACCCCTGATGTGCGCTATGTACGCGAAGCGATGTTTCAGACGGCCTGCCACGGCGGCTTTGTGGCGGTGGTTGGCGAAAGCGGCGCGGGCAAGTCCACCCTGCGCGAAGACCTGCAAGACCGCATCAACCGCGAAGGCAGGCAGGTCATCACCATCGAACCGTATGTGCTGGCGATGGAAGACAACGATGTGAAGGGCAAAACCCTGAAAGCCGCGCACATTGCCGCTGCCATCTTGGAGGCAGTATCGCCCGGCACCCGACCCTACCGCGATTCGGAAGCACGTTTCCGCCAAATCCACCGCGCCCTGCAGGAGAGCGCGAAGGCGGGCAACAAACATGTGCTGATGATTGAAGAGGCACACGGCCTGCCGATTCCCACCCTGAAGCACCTGAAACGCTTTTTTGAATTGAAAAACGGTTTTGACCGCCTGCTCGGCATCGTACTGATCGGCCAGACCGAACTGGCGCAAAAGCTCAGCGAAAACAACCCGGCGGTGCGCGAAGTGGTGCAGCGCTGCGAGGTGGTGACGCTCCTGCCGCTGACCGACGGACGGCTGGCAGGCTACCTGAAACACAAAATCGAACGCGCCGGCGGCGACATCACCAAAATTATGGACGAGAGCGCGATTGACGCGGTGGCCGAACGGCTGACGGTGCGCGGCCGCAGCGGTCGCGGCGTGGAAGAGCACAGCCTGCTCTACCCGCTGGCAGTCAATAACCTAGTTAGTGCCGCAATGAATCAGGCGGCCGAGCTGCAGATGCCGGTGGACGGCGACATGGTAAGGGGGGTGTGAGATGGAGAAAAGATACGGCAGGTTTATCGAGCCTGAGGCAGTAATGCTGCGGGTAGAAGTAGGCAGCGGTGAGCTGGGCGGCAGGGAGTATGTCATGCAAAGTACGGTCGGCTTCGAGCCCATCGTAATCAGCAAGACCACCGGTAAACGTTTCACGCTGGAATGGCATGACATTGTGGCGCTGGCGGTGGCCGCCGGCATTGATGAAGCAGACGACGGCAAGGAGGGATGAAATGGAAGCGGTAAAAATTTTCTTATGGCGGCTATTGGTTGCGGCAGC